AAGAGTCCACTCACAAAGCGGAAGTTAAGAAGTGGGTTGACGACAACTGCAGGTTCCTTGCAGGAATGTCGGCAGAGGAAGCAACGGATCAGATTCTCCGTGCGGAGAAAGTGGATCTGGCGACCGCAGAAGTTCTCAAGAAATCCTTCAGAAGCACTTCGGAAGCTTTGAAAGCATCGAAGATTCTTGAGGATATCGGAAGCGGCGGGGAAGATTCCTTCGACCCTATTGGGGGTGGCGTCGCGGCTGAAGTGTCGCGGATGGCAAACGAGCTGCACAAGAGCACAGGTGGTTCCGGAATGAAGAAATCCGACGCCGTTCTTGCAGCGATTCATGGCATCGGTGGCCGTCGATACGAAGCGTATCGCAAAGAGTTCAACCACAGAGCCCGCACTCTCTAGTCTCAGCCGAGGCTGAAGAACGCTCTCTGTAATCGAATATTTAGGAGGAGTAAAACATTATGCCAGGATATGGTATTCCCTCGGTAAGTGGGACTTTCAAGGCTTATGACGCAGATTTGGCGACTAAGCAGTTCCACGCAGTAAAATTCGCTTCCAATCGAATCGTAGATTTTTCTACGGCAGCTACGGATCTGTCGATTGGGATTATCAACAATGTACCAGCCGCAGCTGTGGGCGCAGACGTTGAAGTTATCGTCTCTGGTGAAAGCAAAGCGAAAGCTGGCGGCAGTATTTCTGCAGGTCAGTTTCTTGTCCCTAACTCCGAAGGTGAGCTTGTTGCGGTTCCCCTCGGAACGGCTACCACGAATGTTGCAGTTGCGCGAGCTCTGGAAGATGCCGATGATCATGACATTTTCCGTGTTCTTGTTGGTGCACAGTTCATTCAGGCTTAGTCACTTTAGTGACTTTCGAGCTTGATCTTAATCTGTTCTAGGAGGATTTAACAATGCCGCAACCCGATATCAGAGACGCTCATGTAGACCAGGTGCTCACGAATCTGTCGCATGCGTACATGAACGAATCTACGAATTACATTGCTGACAAAATCTTTCCGGTCGTTCCGGTGAAGAAACAGTCCGCTCGTATTGCGAAATATACGAAGGCGGATTGGTTCCGCGATGATGCAGCTCTCCGCAGTCCTGGCACCGAAAGTGCTGGCAGCGGTTTCACGGTCAACACAACCGACACCTATTTCTGTGACAACTTTGCAGTTCATAAAGATGTTGCAGATGAGGTTCGGGCGAATACGGATGCACCGTTCGATGTCGATACCGAGGCAACGATGCTCGTTACCGACAAACTCTTGCTCCGGAGAGAAATCTCTTGGGCGACCGATTTCTTCACTACCTCCAAATGGGGGACGGACAGCAATCAGACTGCGACTCCGTGGTCGGATTATGGTCTTGGTGATCCCATCGGAAATGTGGAGACTGCGAAAGACGCGATCCATAAGGTAACTGCTCGTGACGCGAACACGATGGTTATTGGAAGGGAAGTCTGGAGCAAGTTGAAACATCATCCGGATTTCATTGAGCGGATCAAATACACGCAGAAAGGCGTACTCACTTCCGATATCGTTGCATCGATTCTCGAAATCGAGCGGCTGTTGATCGGCAAGGCGATCTATAACACTTATGATGAGGGACAGGCTGATTCCGCGAGCGGAGCAAACTATTCCTATATCATGGGTGACAGCGCCCTCATTCTGCATGTTGCTCCGCGTCCCGCACTGCTGACTCCGAGTGCGGGATATATGTTTCATTGGTCCAGCTTCGGCGCCCTGTCGTTCATTCGTCGGCTCCGGAATGATTTTGGTCAGTTTGACAGAATCGAAGGTCACACGTATTATGATCAGAAACTGGTAGGAGCTGATCTCGGCTATTACCTGTACAATCTGGTTACATAGTTTCACGAATACCATATCCTAAGGAGAAAAGGCTATGGTAAGAGTAAACTTTATAGACTAACCTCCACGGAAGGTGGGAGTGGAGGTTAGTTTACAGTTCTCGGAAGAGAAGAGAAAAAGCTTTAAAGAAATAAAAACCCTGAAAGAAGGAAAAGAAAGGCTGGAAACGAGATGGCTGATATGATGATTGCAAGGATTCCTTTTACATACCTGAGACAGGAACTGGAACGCGGAGAGCTCGTAGAGCTAAAAGGCACTCCCAGGGACGATCAACTTCGAGGCTTAGGTTACTTCATCCCCTTTGACAAGCATGAGCACGGACAGCTGGTCTGTGATATGTGTGGGAAGATTTTCGCGAGCGAAGGTTTTCGGATCGCTCACAAGCGGAAGATTGGCGGATGCAAGGCACCCTCTTCTCCAATTACAAGGGCAGAGACTGCAGGGCTCCTGAACATTGAACCTAAAAATCTTGTCACGGATGATTATTAAAGGGAGGCTGGTATGGTTGCAGGAATAGGATATAAAAAGCCGGCAGCTTCTAAAGCTGGAAAGGCGGCGGAAGTCACAGAGCTCGGGAAAGAGAAAGCTCCAGAGACTCCTTCTGTTGCTAATGCTACTCTTCGGGATGTAGTAGAGAAGGAAATGCGAGAGATTGCAGCGGCGGAAGTTGCGGCAGCCCAGTCTCAGACTCAGCCACAGTCCTCGATAGAAGCAGCAGTAGAAGCTTCTGCCCCTGAAGCTGAGAACTTTGTTTGCCCTTCTTATTTCATTCCTTCGGCGATTCGTCTCTACCCGACTTACTTAAAGGTTGATCGGAAGAGACTTTTTTCGGACGAAGAGTTTAATAAGATCTGTAAGCTTGTGAGCGGTGATCCTCGGCGAGCGATTCATAGAGTCCTTGTAGGAGTCTACCAGCGATCTCACAAGCTTCACGATGACGCGGAGATTAAAAGGGCAAGGTTGATGCTTTCTCTTCATGAGAGCAGATCCTTAACTGAAAACTTGGAGACACTCTAATGTCTTTTTCATACACAGGCAACCCATTTACATCGACAATAGATGCTGTCCGAGTAGAACTCGGGGATACTAAAGATAAACAGCATGAAATGGAAGACGAAGAGATTCTTTACGCCTTCGGCGTAGAGGGTACTGTGGTGAAAGCAGCAGCAAGGTGCTGTGAAATGCTCGCTGCACGGTATGCTAATAGAGAGGGCTTTCGCGGAGGAACTATCCAGTCGGAAAAAACTTCCATCTCTGGCAAGTTCCGCGCGATGGCCTCTCTTCTTCGTCAAAGAGGGACGAGGGCAGGCAGCTTCATAGTTCCTTCTACTTCGACAGCTTCTAAGTCTTCTAATGAATTGAATGAAGACTCCCCGAAACCAAAGTTTAAAAAAGGAATCCATGATAATCCGGATTCAGACACAGACTCAGATTTCGACATATAGTACAGTCTCTGGTTTTCCGAGTTTTGAAAACTGATAGGATAGTCTTTAGGAGAACTTGTGAGCCGTTATACCATTATACAGGCCATAAAGAGTGCGCTGGAGGGTTTAGAGGTCATAGTCGGGGACGAACCCCGTGTGATTTCTACAACTGATACTCTGGTTGACCCAACAGTAGAACAGAATCTGCCCTTCTTTTCTATAACAGCTGGTCCAGAGACTGATGAGATGGGTTTGTACGGGTTTGCTCCGATAAATTGCACCTTTAAATTGGATATGTTCGGATATACGGACGGAGGCTCTTTTCGGGACGAGGAAGTAGAGCGGAAAAGTAGGCTGACATGGGTCGCAGAGGACATTGTTAGAAGAATTAAGCATAAACTTACAGATCCTGTCTGGTTAGATTCAGTTTCTTGTGAGTTTTCCATTACTCAGATCGGGCCGATTACTGTTGAACATGCGGAACAGGAAGACCCCGTAGCGTACATTAGTATGCCCCTTACCATTCAGTATTTGGATGATACGTTAGAGGATTAGGGAATGTCTGACGCGAAGTATAGAATGCTGAGTAGTGGAAAAAGTTTCGCTTGGATGGGCGGAAACTTTGAATTCGTCATCGATCACGTCACGACTACATGGTTAGACGAAGCTATGTCAGATTTAAGAACACTCACGAAAGCACTCTGTCATAAGAAGACCCTTAGCTACGCAATCGGAAAGTATAGTCCTCATGCAGCTTATTTAGTTATTGTAGACCCAAGTCCGAAGGGTCCTTTTACTATGGCTCAGTGGGCGTTTGATGATCCAATCTCAATCCCCTCCGGAGGTATTGAGGCAGACGACAAAAAGAGTCAACATATTCAAAAGCCTCATGAGAAGTGGGTGTTCAGACAACGAAACTATGTGAAGTTTAAGGGAGCTATGCTCGGTCCAGATCAGCTTCCTGGTAAGGGATTTGTGAGCGCAGCGATCAGACAGACATTCACAAAGGAAAGACTCGATGGATTAGGGGAGCCTTTAGCTACTGTGACAGGTGCCGCGCTTGCTTGGAAGCTGAGGATGTTGCTAGAGGGCAAGGGATATAAAGTTGAGATTACTTAGAGGCTAGGAAAGAGAAAAGAGAAAAGGGGAAGAAAGATGATCCTGAAAAGAAAAGAGGGTTCTCCGAAGACCCTAATCGTAAGCTCTGGTATTACTCAGTGGGAGTTTTCCCCTAATCATTTCGTTTTTTCTGTTCCAGACTGTGACTGTTTTTATTTATTAAGCACCGGCAATTTTAGTCTCGTTCCGAAGAGGGCGATGGATTATATCATGCCAGAGGACGTTTTCGTCGTAGAGCGCCGAGGTCCAGCAATCACTGGAAGTTGATGTTCGGGCAGAAAAGCTCGTGTAGCTTTAAAAGACCTCCACACCTTTAACCAGTCCCTGACTCAGGGACTGGGGCTGAGTGCGGGGGAGGATAGTTAAATAACCATGCAGCAGTGAGCGCGGTAGATTGTAGACGACTCGCTGGAGGGAAATAATAAGATGCCAACAAGACCACAATGCAGTAGAGTAGCAATGACTTATTATCAAGAGTCCGATTTAGCTGCGTCACCTGTTGCGAAGTATGGTACTGCAGTTCCGGATTCTCATATCGACAAATTGTTTGAGCCAAATGAAGCGATTCTTTTGGATCTCACACAGAACAGAATCGACGACGCAGACAAGATTAAGGGTCATGAGTTCGCTCAGGATACGAATCTTGACATCGTCATTGCCCAGGACATTTCGATTCCTTTTTCCTTTCCTTTATCGCTCTCGCTCGCTGGAATGCTCTTCGCGCTTGCGATGGGGAATTACAGTGTTGCGGCAGGGAGCGGATCAGGGCATTACATTCACACAAACAAGACTCTGGACGCTTGCGTCAATGACCAATTTCCTTCGACCACGTGGGTTCTTGGTTTAGTGGGTATTGAGAATTCCATCCAGAAGGTTACAGGAGTCTGCATTAATGAATTAAAAGTGGTGCTGGAGAATGCAGGTCCTCTAACCATTAGTGGAACAGCCTATACCGATGGAAAATTAACGCCTGATCCCGATTTCGTTTTCCCCGTTGTTAATTCTGCGGACATTTTTCCGACAGCGGCCAATGGAGACTTCTTGATCGGTGGGGTCAGCAAAAAGACGATCTTCCGAAGCTTCGATTTCAGCATCAATAACAATCTCGATCTCGGAGACGGTCGCTCTAATGTAGTGAATGCAGGGATTTATTTGTCTTGCCTGCGTTTCGGAAAGCGTGCTTATAGCCTTTCTGTGAAATGCGATGGGCATCAGGGTGACGAACTTTGGACTGCATGGATGAACGAAACCATCATGGAGCTCGACGTTACAGTCACCTATGATGTGAATCAAAAAATAACCATCAACTTCCCGAAGGTCAAGATTGCACAGTGCAAACAGTCGTTTGATGGAATTCGAGACGTTCTCGAAATTACCTTTAAGATCTTCTACGATACAGTAGATAGCACACCAGTCACAATCACTGTTTATAATCACGTTCCTTCTTACCTGACTCTCCATGATACGTTGGTTGCAGGAGCTTCGCCGAGTTCTTCTGTTTCGCCTTCGATTTCACCTTCGGCTTCGATAAGTCCGAGTGCGTCTTCGTCTGCATCAGCTTCGCCGTCAACTTAGTAAGGGTGTTTGTTTCGGGGATCTCGGTTTGGGTTTACGCCTGGCGTGAATCGAGATCCCTAGTTCTTTAAAAACTTTAAAAACTTTAAAAACTTCAAAAAAGAAAAAAGAAAAGGGAGAATAAAATGGCCGGTTTTAGAAAATCCAAAGCTTTTGATGAGATCAGAGTTCCTATGATCGTTCGCGCCCCCAGTGAGGATGAGAAGACTCTCGTGAATGTGGAAGTTGCACACATTTTTAAAATTCCTCCGTCGTCCGTCCGAGAAGAATACCACCGGATGCTGGTTAAGATTAAGAATAGAAAGCTCGCTCAGGGCAACAAAAGTACTGCGAGCTGGTATCTGTGGGATGAGTGCATTCTCAGGGTCGAAGGCTATGATGATCTGGGGTCTATCGACACTGAGGGAAGATGGAAGGATTATTTCCGTGATCGCCTTCTTCGCATCCACATTGATAACGCAGTCGATATGCTCATGGGTACTCTCAACAGCGACGAGGTTGAAGAGGAAAAAAACTCCGAGCCATCTTCCGAGGAATAATCCTCCAAGGGGATAACCTGGACCCTTACTTTGAAGATGAGATCAAGGAGGAGATGGACGCGGACAGGAGGCGGAAAGAGAGACTCGTGGCAGGACTTCCAGAAGAGGAAGTAGATACCGCTAGCGACGATCCAGAACAGAGTCTAGAAAGAATCAGGCGAGAGGATGAGCTTGAAGAAAGAGGTCCTCTTTACGATATCTTAAACTTCTATGATTCTTATGATCTTCTTCCTTACGCGAAACATATTTTTTGGCTTTCTTCAGTTAAAGAAAGCATCGGATTTATTCCATATGAGTTGGATTGGAAAGATATCCGGAGTCTTGTAATTCTTAAAGAAGAATTCAGTAAGAAGAGCGTCAAGGACTCAAGAGATATGATGGATAAGAGTTCGCAGGGCAGCGCAGCAGGAACTGCAAGCGCTACTCCTTATCCTTCCGCGACGCGGACAAGCGTCCCACTTTCAAAAGCACTGTATAATGCACCATCGCCCCCAGCGACAGGTGCTTCTACAGTTGCGCCAGGCATTAAAAAAAGTAGTGTGCGTAATAAGTAAAAATAATCTCTAGAAACGAGAGCATACCAGCTATGGTGAGCACACAGACAGTTGTGATTAACGTACTTGTGAAGGGTGGAAACTCTAAGCAGGTACTTAATAACATGTTGAATCCAGATCCAATCAAGAAGTCTAATGATGCGATGAGCAGGTACGTTGCAACATTAGGTAAAGCTCTGATTTCCATGGCTGGCGTTCTCGTTGCTTTTAATTTATTCATCACCCTTCCTCAGTTAATTGTAAGGGGCTTCGCAGCTATAGTAGGGGCTGCAATTAAATCCGCTGACGAAGTTCAGCGCTCCACCCTAACTATTGCAAGTTTACTTCTCACTTTCACTACTCTCGGGGATAATCTTAAGGGAGGTTTTGAGCAAGCAGAGAAATACGCAACAAGACTTAACTTGAAGTTCGCGGAGCTTGCTGGAAAGTCCCTAGGCTCAGCTTCTGATATTCGAACAGGCTTTCAATTCTTTGCCAGCCGCGGTGGTATGTCAATGGTAAAGGATATTAATGAAGCCGCGATAGCCACACAGAAGCTCGTAGACTTAACGATCATGTACGCGGGCAGCACTAATAAGGAAAGGCAGATACAGACTGAAATCCCAGCCCTTCTCGAAGGCCAGAGCAGAGCTGGTGCTACGATCGCTAGAATCGTTAAAGGCGTGGTTGGAGATCTGCATGTTTGGACGAAGCACTTAAAGACTTCTAAGGGTTTGGTTGCTGAAATAGATAGGATCTTTCCAGGTTTAGCTGGAGCTTCTGAGAAACTCGCAAAAACTCCGACAGGTCTCTATAACTCTATTACAGGTAGCGTAGAGTTGTTGAATGCGCTCGCAATGAAGGAAGGTGCCTTTAAGCCCATAATAAATTCTCTAACTGAAATGCGTGATTCTTTCAGTCAGACTATGAAGGAGCTGCAAGAGTCTCCGGATAAGATGAATCAGTCTTCTACAGATATTCTTAGTGCTTTTGCAGGATTCAGTGCTGGCTTGGAAATGGCCATTGGAGACTTGAACGCATTCCTTTTAGCTTTAACGGGCTCTACAACTCCGGCAGAAGCATTCGTAAAAATTTCTACAATGATCACATACTCTACCGTGGCACTGGGGTCTGCCTTTGCATATGCGGCTACTCAAATTGAGCTGTTGAGACTGAGGTACCAGGCGTGGAAGTCCGGGGACAAGAACATGGCAGAAGCCGTTACTACGATGCAGGAGTTAACGGCTAACCCAGTTTTCTTTCTCACCAAGAGTTTGAGTGCGGTTCAGGGAAAAACCGAAGAAGTCATGAAGGCGATGAAAAAGGCACTGTCTGGTTATCTAGATGATAAACTGGGGAGTAAGAATAGCGCCATTGAGGAGATGGATAAGCAAGCGCAGAAGGCAGAGAAAGCCATAATAAATTTAAAGAAAGAGCTTGCTTTAATTAATGCTGATGAGAATAAGATTCTCAAGATTAAGATTGAGCAGAATGCAAAGATTGCAGAAGCTAATATAGAATATGATAAGGTTCCAGCTTACTTAGCACAGATCGTTAGTCTGAACAATCAGATAACGGCGGCGAAGATTAAACAGGAACACCTTTCAAATGAAAGAGGAACGATTCAGGCTTTAATTGATAGAACGATGACAGCTAAAGCTGCGTATAATGAGTTTGCAGTTATGGAAAACAGTCTCATTCTTTCTACACAGAAGTTGAACCATGAACTGAATGGGAGCGGGAAAGATTTAGTTAAAGCTCTTGTAGAGAATAAAAGGGCTACTCTCGAAGAAATGCTTTCCAGTCTTGGGCAGGGTGCGAAGACTGCAGAGATGGCACTCATGCAGGATCAGCTAGGAGAGCTTGCAGTTCTTGATTATCAACATTTAGAGAATCTTACACGGATTAGGGAGATCAGTACAGATCTCATTAGCATAGAAGAGAGAGGAAGTTTAATCACAGCTCTGCAAAAGAAATATGATCTGGAGAAAGCTCTTCTCCAGATCAAGAGGGATCAAGCAGTTCAGGACACCTTCGGGGATCTTAACATCCAACTGGAGAAGGCGAAGGGAATCTTTACAGATTTAAGGTCTTTAGAGCATGAGAGACTTTCCCTTGAAACTAAGTTAAGTAGAGACACGAATTTGACTACTGAAGAATACCAGAGAAGCCTCGCGCTTGTAGCTGAAATTTTTGGTTGGAAAGAGAAGACTCTAGAAATGGAGAACACTCTCCGTGAATCCCAGGAAATGACGAACAAGTCTCAGGAAATGATGGCGGAGCTCGGTTCAGCAGAGGAAAGCTTTAGAGACGCGGCTCGAGGAACGATAAGCTGGAAGGAAGCTATCGGTCAGGTAAATAAAAGTCTGGGAGAAATGGCGAAGCAGCTGGAATTAAATAAGATTCAGATCATTTACTTAGAGGCCTTGCGAAGTGTTGCGAGCGGAAAAGCTAAGAAAGAATACGATGACGAGATCAGAAGGCTCGAGAAGGTTAATCTACAGCTGAAGAGGGCTATAGAGAATTTGAAGGGCATCCAGACGATGCAGCAAGTCATAGACATTATCATAGCTAATGGTGAGGCTGCTATGTATGAGTGGGGAAATAAAACCATAACTTTTACTAGCATGGTCAGTCAGTCCATTGTTGCAGTCCTTGCATCAGCTATAATGAATCTTGGAAGTATGCTGGAAGACGTATTTACTGCGGCTTTTAAGGGCGAGAGCGTTATGGCAGCCCTCAAGAAGTTTTTGGGCCAGATGCTCATAGAACTTGGAAAGTGGGCAGTTCAAGCCGGTTCCCTTCTTCTCATAAGCGGATTGATGGGCTTTCCGATTAACGTCGGAAGAGCTATTGCGATGATTGCAGCTGGAGCAGCTTGTATAGCGGCAGGTGTAGCACTCTCCGGAGGCGGCGGAAGTTCAACAGCGAACGCAGGAACAGGTTCTTCCTCTTCTCAGACTCAGGAAGTCAATCCCTATTTTATTAGGCAACAGGATGTAGCTGCACAACAGGGTATTCAGTATGCAATGAATGAGAATACTACAGCAATTAATAGGCTGAATGGAGAAGTCTCCAGACTCTCGAAGGAAAATGGAGATGTTTTAGTTACTAAAATTATAAAGAATAATCCGAGCTCAGTCATTAATCCGATTGTGAAAGCAGCGGGCGGATCTTACAGCGTACAGAAGAGACTGGGTGGGGTTTTGAACGGAGCTTCCGTTTAGCTCGCACAAGCGATAGCTCAGGCTCAGTTTTAGTAAAGACTGAAGCGTGAAATGAACTAAGGGCTGAAATGTCGATTCCAGTTTTTACATACAATCCATCTTTCACCTTTAAGCATAGCCTTAGAAGGGAATTTCTCTCTAATAAATATACTGGAGGTTGCAGGGTCGATGCTAGCAGTGAGACTGCTTTCTCTCGTTCAAATGGCTCGCGGGCTATAGAACTTTATAAAGGAGTAAATTCCTTTTCTGTCACGTTTCAGAATGCACGTGTTGGGTCTAGTAACCTCTCTGATCTGCTTTGGGAGTTTTTCTTGGCTAGACTTGACAACATAAACGAGCCTTTTTATTTTTATAACCCTTTAGAAACTTCAGTAATAGACTTAACTGGGACGTCTACAATAGGAAGGTACTTGGTTAAGCTAGTGAATCCTGATAGTGGTTTGGGCAGAGAGTTTTCTAAACCCTATACGCATAGTTACACATTCGAGTTTGAAGAGTTTCGGGAGTTCACTTCAGCTTCAGTTGGTCCTTCCCCATGAGCCTTTTGGAAGATGGAAGAGGCTGGTTTTGCTGATAGGTTAGATTCATCTGGTAATGATAGACATCTGAATGCTATAGACTTTTTAGACCCTGAAGATCCTCCTAGAGAGTTTTGGTGGTCTGGAGGATGTACTACTATATTTACTGCTTCCTATACATCTCCAGATCCTACTTGGAGAGTTAATTTGTTTGTGAAGAATAGTGGCAGTTACGTAGCTCTGGGTACTTTTGATATTACTAGCCGGTACGTGGACAATCCGGATGATCCCGATTATGCTATCGGAGGACTATACACTACAATTTTAGATAAACCCGGGTTAGAGCATTACACTTTTAATGCAATGCAGATAGCTATGATAAACGCCAGTGATGATGGCGTGGTGTATTGCTCTTATCAATTTTGGGTTGACGGAGTATGGGAAGAGCCAGCCTATATAGGCTCTCTCATCTTTACGGACTGGAGAAATTATAAACCCGGAGTTCCATTAACATCTTTGTATTTGGTACTTTTAGCACTTACAAAGGGCGACGGCTATTATACTTTTAATGTGGTGTCTTTCCCAAATATGGAAGATGTTAAATCTGTACCAGTTTTGAATGGTATGAGCTCCGTTATAGGTGATACTGGAAATGCTATCTCCATGCCCTATGAAAAGGTGTTCGTTCACAGTAATACTCCTACGAGCCCGAGAACCCTTAATCCATATTATACTCCCGTGCCATGGGGCAGTTACGTTTCTAGAACAGCCCACCTAGAATGCAGTGCACTGCTGGACTTGAGTAGTAATAAACCCTATACAATGAAGCTGAAGTTTAAAGCTTTTGTACCAATTTATAATGATCCAGCCTACACTACATATAGAAGGGTTTTAGACTTTAATATGGGTGGTGCTTATATTGATATTTCACAGCAATCAAATGGAGATTTGCAGATAACTGCGGGGGACTGGTGTAATAGGGGCAGGAAGTATTTAACCTTCGATAGTCAGTACCATACGATTCATGCCAGTTTCGATGGCAATACAAAGTTCCGTTTGTACGTAGATGATGTTTTGGAGTACGAGTCAAATGATAGTGGATCTGATATTCCTTCATTGGAGGATTCTGGTGAAACCGTTTACGTTTGGGCAACTGGATATACGGATTTTACAAATGGTGTACTGTTTAAATCCTCAATACATTTGGATGAAGTTATTATATATGATCAGTGTGTGGAGCTAGGCTAGAAAATGACAATTCCTGTTCTTCCTTACCAATCTTCATTTCCATTAACACATTCTCTTTCCAGAGATTTTATCATTAATGGTATGGGGGATGGATATGAGCAGACGATTACGGAAGAGCCTAGATTTACTAGAGCTGACGGAACGGGAAGCATAACTTCTAATTTTGGGGTTAACCATTTCGATCTGACTTTTCCGATTGCTTTAATAGATAATGGAGCCGTTCAGCGTCTTGCGAGCTTACTCTGGGACTTCTTTAGGGAAAGGCTGGAAAATAATAATGAAGCTTTCTATTATTATAATCCGGCTGAAAATTTAGATATTGATTTGACTGGAGCAGACCCGATAGGTCGCTATCTAGTAATATTAGATAATCCTAATGAGGTTCTGAGTAGAGAATACTTTCAGGCTTTTACCTGCCGCTATTCTAGTATTAATCTAGTAGAGACTAGAACTCCCATAGCTATAGAGAGCCCTAGTCTCAGCCCTAGTTCTAGTAATAGCTCGAGTCCGAGTGCATAGTTTTTAAGGAGAGGGTGCTTAACGTGACCGTTCCAGTTTTTCCTTACCACCCATCTTTTACAGTTAAGCATAGCTTATCTAGAGAATTCCTCTCTAATAAGTATATCGGAGGATATAGGATTTACGGGAGCAATGACACTGCTTTCTCTCGTTCTAATGGAACGAAGACTGTTGAGAGCTATAAGGGAATAAACTCCTTCTCTGTTACCTTTCAAAGAGCAATGGCAGGGACTGGAAGGCTTGGAAATCAGCTTTGGGAATTTTGCCTTGCTCGCTTAAACGCAGGAAATGAGCCATTTTATTTTTATAATCCTCTAGAGACTTTTTCGATAGACTTGACTGGAGCTTCTACTGTTGGTAGATACCTTGTGAAGTTAAAAAATCCTGAGAGTATTTTAAGCCGAGAATATATTTCAAGCTGCACTTATAGTTATAATCTTGAGTTTGTGGAAAACAGAGATTTCTCAATCTATACTCCGCCCACCATGCCTATTCCTTGGGCGTATTGGAAGATGGTTGAGAGTGGTGTAGGTACTAGGTTTGACTCTATAGCAGCTCATGACTTTATTCCTAAGGATAAGTATATTACTTCAACCGGGATCGGGAGCTATGCATACGCATACCATCATGCGTACAGTCCGCCCCCAATTGTCACCTTTAAATTTTTCTACGCTGACGAGGCATTAGAGGCAGACTTTCCAACAGGTTGGACACTAATCGACAGCGTTACATTAGAAGCTCCAAGTGGTGGAGCAACTGCGTACATAGATCATTACCTATCCCAAGCATTAATTGACATCATGAATAATGGTGCAGATCCTGTAACAGGATGGGGAGGACCAGCGCATCTTAAGTTCGGGTATCAGCGCTGGGCAGATAGTCAACCCCCTAATGGAATGTCATGTGGCTTCCAATATATTGCAGCCAGACCAGCAACTTACGGTCATACAGCAATATATAATGGAATAAAGTGTACTTTGTATGTAGAGGATTTGCAGTTCAAAGAACCTTATGAGCATGAAGTAATTTCTAGCATGAGACCTTCATATGGCTACACTTATTTTTATCATTATGACTATACTATTCTTTCAGAAGATGGATATACAAAGCTAGTCATTCCTACAGAAGCTCAGGCTCAAGCAGGTTACAGTTGGCCGTATTTTACATTAACTGGTTTCCCAGATCTCAGCAATTCAAAGCCTTTCACTTTAGCTATTTGGTGTAAGGTCACGGGTTTTGCAACTCAGCCCTATAATGGAGTTGATTTCTTTAGATTTGTCGGACCCTTAGACTTTTATATTTACATAGACGATGAGGGTAATCTGTCTCCTGGCTTTGCTGGACCTAATTTTTGGTTTGATCCTTGGGAAGATGGAGAGTGGGGGCTTCCTCTTGGAACTATAGATCCAGATATTCTTCATCTTTTTGTTTGCCGCTTTGACGGTACTAATGTAATGGTGTTTATTGATAATGCACCTATAGCTACGTATACTCCTACGTATGATGGTTTTGATGGAGACGAGACAGATAGTACAACAGAACTTAGTCTTAACTATGGTAATGAGGGTTTGACAGCTTGGCTTAAAAATATAAGCTTGTGGGATTCTTACCTAACTGATACACAGTTGGATGAACTCTGGAATGATGGGGCAGGAATAGACTTGTATTAGCTTTTAGTAAGAGAAAAAAAAGGATCTTAAATGCCACGCACACTCACAGAAGCAGTAGAGAATGAATCAATTAAGAGTAGATTAAGGGTAGTAGATCTACTCAAAGTTACCTTTCCTGCTCCTATAGGAATTAGATACTGGGCTAAGACTTCTTACGTATACGAGAATAATACGTATGCTCCGAGAGTTCTCTCCATTGGTGCCTGGTCCAGATCTATGTCTCCGGAGGTTGAGACCCTCACCATAGAACTGGGAAATGTGGATGGAGAGATTACAAAAATCTTTAAAACTGTCGAAATGGAGATGGCAGAGCTTTCTTTAGTCCGTTACTATCCAGCTATTGAAGAAGCTATAGATCCCTTATGGGTTGGATGGGGCGGCACAATTACCCTGAACGAGGAAACTGCAAACTGGACAGTTTACTTCGGGTTAAGAGGATTCCGACAAAGAGGACTCCGGAAGCTTACGAAGAACTGCTGGAAGCTGTTTGCAGATAACAGATTCTGTCCTTATGATGGAGTGAACATCGGACAGTGCGGGGAGCTCTCCGCAGTAATGGATGAAGTTACGACATCTGTCTATATTACTCATCCAGAGGTATTTGTAAAGAATGACGTTATAAAAATTGATGCGGAGATGATGCTGGTTACTGTGGGAGGGACTTCTCCACTCACGGTTACGAGAGGATTCGGAGGCACAGTTGCTACTGCGCATTCGACGGAGTCTTCTTCTTCATCATCCTCTTCTCCATCTCCTTCTTCATCGAAGTCTTCTTCAGAGAGTTCTTCTCCGAGCGCGAGTGTTTCTCCTTCAGCTTCGAAATCGAAGTCTTCATCTCTCTCGCCGTCAGCGTCTTTGTCGCCTTCGGCATCAGCCTCGCCCTCGGCTTCCACAAGCGCGACTCCTTCACTTTCTGTGAGCCCCAGTTCCAGTTCTTCACCTTCTACATCTTCATCCCTGAGTCCAAGCTCTAGTCCCTCTCCATCTATTTCTTCTTCTCCGTCTTCTTCAAAGAGCTCTTCCCCCTCAGCTTCCGTAAGTATGGAACCTGGGCAGTCGATGTCTCCGAGCTCTTCTGCCTCGCCTTCAGCATCAGAGTCTTTATCACCTTCTCCTTCTTCTTCGGAGTCACCATCCATTTCTCCGTCTTCCTCAGCTTCTCCTTCTTCTTCTGAGAGTCCCTCAATCTCTCCTTCTGCTAGCAGATCGACGAGCATTTCTTCATCCTCGTCCGTTTCTCCCTCTTCTTCACCTTCTCCGTCTTCTTCAACATCTTCTTCACCATCAGCTTCTCGTTCTCCGAGTGCGAGCACCAGTCCTTCTTCTTCGAAGTCGTCCTCGCCATCTCCGTCAGCGTCTGTCCCGAATCTTGTGTTGCATGCAATGTGTTCGAAGACGAAAGCTGCCTGTGACAGACGACATATGTTCGGGCCTCCGACGGAGCCTACAGGCTATAGATATTTTGGAGGCTGGGACGATTATGAGAGTGCTTGGATTAAAGCCTTTTATGGGGCTACAGATTACTTTAACAGAGTTGTGAATTACTTCCTGGGTCAGTCAACTGCAGCAGCTCCGTATGTGGGTGTGCAGAACGCCAGCATTCACAATATGTTGATTCCAGCAGTTTACGGTACATATAGATTAACATCTGTTCCACCAGCTTATGCACTTGACAAGGAAAATTATTGGAACAACACGTATATTGTGGCGGAGGGGGAATGTTCTGCAATATCTGTGAATGGATCTAAGGTTGGAGATTGTACTATTAAGTCTGAGAATGATACAGATCCGTGCCAAGTCTGGTGGGGAACTACTGGACAGCGGAAGATGTACAGTATAGAAAAAGACGAGGTTGTAGACTCATATAGCAACCTTCCCAAATACGTGAGCGTTGCTAATGGAGATGGACCTTCGCTTTCAGATTTGTTTGTGGTCTGGACGAAGGCAAAGCAAACTGGAACTGACTCAGGAAAGAGTGGAAGCACAGATTACCCAACGCTTAATGTGCTGTTTACAGGAAAGAAAGTAAGGACTATTCAGGGATGGATTGACTATCTGGCAAGCGGAGTAGACGATGTGGATCAGTGGACAAGCGCTCCAGATCCTATAGAAGTTGCAGTAGATTACTGCACGAATGGGAAATTCGGGCCTCGTTTAGATATAGCTAGAATAGATTTAGCACAGGCGTTGATAGAATCTGCATATTGTAGAGCATTGGTTGCTAGAACAGATGAAGGGCATGAAACGTCTACTGTTTCTCGTTTCATGTTTGACGGAGCGCTCACACAAGATCAAAGTGCAGAGGCTCAGCTTTCCCTTATTCTTGAGAATTGTAATGGGTATTATATTCCGGATGGAAGAAAGATTGTTTTCGGAATTAGAAAAGCAGTAGACTTTGGAGCAGTAGACGCTCTTGTATCACTTTCAGATACTGGAACAAATAGGAACATTCTCAGAGAGAATGGTAAGTCTACTTTGACTCTTGAGGCTACTGATGCCCTTGATGAGTATGTGAATAATATGGAGGTTAGCTTTTCCGATATAGCTAATGGATATGCCAGTAATGTAGTAAATTGCTATGATGAAGAAAAGCAGATTCTTTCTTCCAGAATAAGTAATTCAGATATTACGAGGACTGTTAATTCTAAGCAGCTTTCGCTGATCGGAACTGTTAATCTTGACCAAGCACAAAGACTTGGAGTTCTTAAGCTCAGAGAAGAATACTTGAAGAGGACTAAGTATACCTTTAAGATGAGTCTGAAGGATAGCATTAGTCTGGCTCCAGGCGACGTTAGGAAGTTAGAGTCTGCGCTCATAGATACTGGGGAAGCCTCTAAGAGTCTAGCTTCTAGTGAATATGTGAGGATTTGGAAGATTACAGAGACTGATAAATTCACGGCAACTGTTGAAGCCTGTCCGCATAATAATGATTACTATGAGAATGATGTGGGAGTGGTTATTCCGTTTCTATAGGAGCTAGACTATAGGATCTGAAATTTAAGCTTTAAGCTTTAGGTTTTAAGCTTTAGGCTATCGAGGTTTTCATGGCTTTAATCGGAAGCAGTTGGGTAAAAACTTCATGGGCAGACAGCACATGGACAGCTGACTCTTGGCTAACTTACAGCAGTTCATCGATGTCTCCATCGGCGAGCTCATCTTTTTCAGTTTCTCCTAGTGCTAGTTCTTCAAATAGTGTTTCTCCATCTGCGTCTTCTTCATTCAGCCAGTCTCCCTCAGCATCTATTTCCCCATCTGCATCTTCATCACAAAGCCTTTCTCCTTCTGCATCCATATCTCCATCTGCGAGCAGTAGTAGTTCTATTTCTCCTAGTGCTTCACCCTCTTTAAGTATTTCACCCTCAGCATCCCCTTCGCTTAGCCTAAGCCCCTCGGCTTCAGTTAGCCCCAGTGCAAGCTCTTCTCAGTCAATTAGTCCTTCTGCAAGTTCTTCTGAAAGTGTAAGTCCATCAGCATCAGACTCTAAAAGTGCTTCCCTGTCAGCGTCCGTAAGTCCGAGTGCTTCTTTTAGCAGTTCACTTTCTCCCTCAGCTTCTGTAAGTACTTCTGCGTCTGAAAGCGTAAGCATTTCCCCATCTTCTTCTTTCTCTCCATCTGCTTCGGGGAGTTTAAGCCTTTCTCCGTCAGCCAGTGTATCGCCCTCAGCGAATGAATCATCATCAATTAGTCCTTCAGCTTCAGAATCTTTAAGCCTTTCTCCGTCTTCATCAGCTTCGCCTAGTGCCAGTCCCTCCCTTAGCATTTCGCCATCGGAGTCTGTATCACCATCTGCTTCTTCTTCTCTTTCTATAAGTCCCAGTGCCTCAGTTTCTCCCTCTGCCTCTTCTTCACAGAGCCTCAGCCCCTCTTCTTCAGCCAGCAGTTCAGTCTCGCCATCCGTTTCGGCTTCAATATCGCCATCAGTTTCGGTATCTCCTTCGGCTAGTATTTCTCTTAGTCTTAGCCCATCTTCATCTATTTCTCCGAGTGCGAGCACCAGTAATTCAGTTTCTCCATCTTCTTCTCTTTCTCCATCTGCGTCTTCTTCATTCAGCCAGTCTCCCTCAGCATCTATTTCCCCATCTGCAAGTTCTTCTTGGAGTGTTTCTCCTTCAGCTTCAGGAAGCCAAAGTGTTTCTCCTTCAGCTTCAGAGAGCTTGAGTGTTTCTCCGTCTTCTTCTACGTCTCCCTCTTCTTCGGAGAGCAGTTCATCTTCCTCCTCTAGTTCTTGGAGTCTTTCTCCTTCTGCTTCCTCATCGCAGAGTTTATCTCCAAGCGCATCTTTTAGCCCATCTTCATCCGAGTCAGCATCACCTTCGGCTTCACCCTCATTGGGAAATGCAGTAGGCTATATTAAATCAACCGTTGTATATTTAAGAGGAGCGGATTCCCGTTTCTTGAGCATTGAATGCAGTAGTTCTCGTTCGATAACATTAAGAGGTAAGGATTCGTATTTTCCAGATCCACTATCTGTAAGGAAAGTTGTGAACTAATGATAATAAGAAAATTTGTAAAAGGTGACAGGCTTACACTTCTGTATGCTACGCTGCAAGATGGTGCAGGATCTCCTATAGATTTAACGAGTCAAACTGTTACTTTCTATATGAAACCCGTTGCTTCCGATACTTTGAAAGTGAATGGAGCTGCCGTAGCAATAGAAAGTGCTGCAGACGGTGAAGTGTCGTATGCTTGGGAAGCTGCAGACGTAGATACCGTTGGGAAGTACTGGGGATGGTTCGTTCGGACTAGAGATGGAAAGACCGGAACTCATCCAATAGGAGAGCAGCTTCTCATAGAATTCGCGGAGGGACCACTCGCGTAAGCGACAGCAGAAACCTTAATCATGCCGATGGTTAAGAGTTTTAATTATTTAGTTTTTAATTCTTTAATCTGTATTTAAAAGGAGAATAACAAATGTCTAAAGTATCTATTATCATTCCGTCGAGGAATGAGCTTTTTCTTTTTCCCACAGTAGAAGATATCTTTCGTAAAGCACACGGAGATATAGAGGTCATCGTCCTTCTCGATGGCTACTGGCCTTCTCCACTTTTAAATGAACATAAAAACCTAACCCTCATTCATCGCGGGATTGACCGAGGAATGAGGGATGGGATAAACTCCGCGGCTTCTATAGCTAAGGGAGATTATCTCATGAAATGCGATGCGCATTGTATGTTCGCGGAGGGCTTCGACGAAGAGCTCAAGAGAAACTGTGCAAGAAACTGGGTAGTAGTCCCGCGCAGATATAGTCTTGACGCAGAAAGGTGGGATATAAGAAAAGAAAAAGCTCCTGTTGATTATCACTACCTTTCCTATCCCTGGGCGAAGCCTGAGGAGATAGGAATGCACGGAGAAGTCTGGAAGGAGCGCGCAGAGACGCGCAAAGATATAATGATCGATGATGAAATGTCTTCACAAGGAAGTTGCTGGTTCATGACTAAGAAACACTTTCAGAGATTTCTCGGCGGACTATCTGAGGTGGGATATGGACGCTTCGTGCAAGAGTTTCAGGAAATTGGACTCAAGGCTTGGTTGGGTGGTGGAGAAGTTAAGATTAACAAGAATACGTGGTATGCACACCTCCACAAAGGTAAGCAGTATGGAAGAGGATATTTTATTAACAAAAAAGAAATGATTAATGGAGCTGTCTATTCTGCTGAATACTGGATGCAGAATAAGTGGGGAAAGAGGGTGCATGATATTGAATGGTTGATAGATAAATTTTGGCCAGTTCCTACATGGATGGAAAACTGGAGAGAAGTCTTACAGAATAAGAGAAAGGAACTGGGGGGCCATCATGAATAGAGAAGCAGAAGTCACACTAGATTTTATCACTACAAGGTATGGGTTGAATCTGAAGCAGGAAAAGATGCCCATAGAGATAGCTGGAAAGACTCGGCATTCTCTTTCCTTTCTTTTAGGAGACTTGGGCTTTAAGACCGGAGTAGAAATCGGGGTAGAAAAAGGACTGTACTCTGAGAGTATTTGTTTGCATAGTCCTGGAATAAAATTATTCTCTATTGATCCTTGGCAGGCTTACGAAGGTTATCGAGAAAGAATTAGTCAACAGGAGCAGGACAGATTCTACGAAGAGACTCTAAAGAGACTAAGTAATTATAACTGTACAGTTATTCGAGATTTTAGTCTTCATGCTTCTTCTCATTTCGAAGACAACTCTCTCGACTTCGTGTATATCGACGGAAACCATGATTTTGTAAGTTGTACTAATGATATTAGTGCGTGGTTAAGGAAGGTGAGAGTTGGTGGAATCATTGCTGGACATGATTACAAAGAGTTTATATCAAATTCCGGAATTCATGTTAAGCATGTGGTTGATGCATATACTGCTGCGTACAGGATAAAACCTTGGTTCGTGTTCGGAGCAGCACCAGAAGATCCCACTAGAGACAAAAACCTCGCCCGCTCTTGGATGTGGGTAAAAGATGTTCCGGTAAAGAGTGCGGGGAGAAACTAAGAAAAAAGTAATGAAAAAAATTCTCTTTCTTTGTCACAGTGTGCACGCTCGTGGGGGAGCGGAGGTGGTTCTTCGAGATCTACTTCCAGCTCTCCCACGAGAGCTTTTTGAAACTCAGTGTGTGTTCCCCCAGGAAAAGGGAGCTATGGTAGAGATCCTTCAGGGAAAAGGAATAAAGACGCATACCGTTCTCTATAAGGGTTATCACTTCTTTAAGCCTTCGAGTCTCTATAAGATTCTTTCTCTTTACTATAACTTACACTCGACCGTGGATGAATTGTGTGAGATTATTAAGAGGGAAAAGATTGATCTCGTTATAACGAATACTCTCGTTATGTTGGATGGAGCACTCGCAGCTAAGAAATGTGAGATTCCACATATTTGGTATGTACATGAAATGGTAAGTGTTGATCCCGGGTTTGCTCCATTCCTCACCCTTTCTCCTTATCAACTGTATAGTATTATGTGTATGCTTTCAGAGAAGGTGGTTGTGGTTTCAGAAGCAGTTAGGGAAGAGATTGAGCAATATATAGGGAAGACAGAAAAGATTAGAGTAGTCTATAATGGGGTCGCAATCGCGACAGAGACTGCTCCTGAAAGGAAAGAGAACGGGACGGTTCTGAGTGCAGGAACTATGTGCAGGAGGAAGGGCTTTTCAGATCTTTTGAAAGCAGCTGCTCTCGTCAGAGACCAGATTCCCTCAGCTCAGTTCGTCCTCGCTGGAAGGACTGATAAGCATTATGCGCCAGCCCTCTGGGACGAGAGAGAACAGCTAAAATTACGTGGTAATTTTACATTTCTTAAGTTCTGCTCTGATATGGAAAGTCTTTACAGAGAAGCATCTATGGTAGTCATTCCCTCACTCGTCGAACCCTTTAGTCTGGTTGCTCTTGAGGGAATGAGAATGGGACTGCCTGTTATTGCTACGAGGTGCGGCGGGCCTGAGGAGATAGTAGTTGATAGAGAGACTGGATTTTTAGTCTCTAAGAATGAGATCGCAGAGAAGATTCTGTGGCTTTTTAGGAATCCGAAAGAGGCTACGGAGATGGGTAGGAAAGGCTTTGAGCGGGCGAAGGAAAAGTTCTCGCATGAGAAGTTCCTTCAAGAGTTCACAAAGGAACTTTTTTAGAGCTTTTGAAAAAGAAAAGAAAAGAAAAGAAAAGAAAAGAAAAGAATCTGCCGAGCTTCTTTTTAGGACCTGAAAAAGAGAAAAAGAAAAAGGAGAAAGAAAATGGACCTGTCAGTTTTAATTCCAGCACGTAACGAGATTTTCCTCAAGCAAACTATTGATAATATTCTTGAGAATATTCAAGGCGATACAGAGATTATTGCGGTTTTGGATGGCGCGTGGGCAGACCCACAGATTCCAGGTCATCCACGAGTTACCCTAGTATATCATTCTCAGTCTATAGGACAGAGAGCAGCTACTAATGAGGCTGCGAGGCTTTCTACCGCGAAGTATGTGATGAAGGCGGATGCACATTGTGCTTTCGATAAGGGATTCGATGTTAAGTTGATGGCTGACTGTAAAAGAGACTGGACTGTCGTGCCACGAATGTATAATCTTCATGCATTCGATTGGCAGTGCAAGAAGTGTCTGAACAGAACCTATCAGGGTCCAGTTCCTGCAAAGTGTGCGAATGAGAAGTGCGGGAATGAAGATCCTAAAGAATTTGAAAAGCTGATGGTTTGGATGCCAAGATGGAATCGGGAGACAGACTTCGCCCGCTTCGATAATACTTTGCATTTTCAATACTGGGGATCTTATAAGAAGAGACCTGAAGCCCAGGGAGACATAGCAGACCTGATGTGCTTTGTCGGAGCCTGTTTCTTTATGGAACGGAAAAGATATTGGGAGATTGGAGGTTTGGACGAGAGTCACGGCAGCTGGGGACAGATGGGAGTAGAAATCTCCTGCAAGAGTTGGTTAAGCGGAGGCAGACAAGTAGTAAATAAAAAGACGTGGTTCGCACATTTATTCCGTACTCAGCCAGGCTTTGGTTTTCCTTACCCGAATCCCGGGATTGAAAAGGCGAGAGCTCATAGCAGGAAACTGTGGATGGGGAATACATGGGACGGAGCCATATATCCACTGAGTTGGTTGTTGAAGAAGTTTGCACCCTGTCCGGATTGGGATGTTATTCCAGAAGATAAACTCTGCAATAGCAAAGCAATAGCTACAACTCCGAAAACTGAAGAGTCTAAGAAGACTCCTGAGTCTTTCAGAGAAAGCGTTATCGAGGCTGAAACTGAAACTGAAGCGAAAAAAGAAGATCTTCATTTCGAAGTTGCTTCTGCTTCTGTTCCTCCTCCACTCTTTAAGCCAGATAAAGTTCGACCTCCGATCACGAAGCTTCCTCACGAGCTTACATTTGGAGTAGTTTACTACACTGATAATCAATGTGAAGATAGAATTTGTAGAGCTGCTCAGGACAACCTCTTAAAATTAACTGAGCCTCTAAACATTCCCATAGTTTCCGTTTCTTTAAAGCCCATCCACTTCGGAAAGAATATCGTTATGGATGGAATGCAAAGAGGAATCCTGACTATGTTTAAACAGATTCTTGCAGGATTGGAAGCCGTCGATCCTGCTATCGATGTGGTGTTTATGGCAGAGCATGATGTACTTTATCATCCTTCGCATTTCTCTTTCGTACCAGCATTAAACAACACGTATTACTATAATGAGCATACATACAAGATTAATGCTGAAAATGGTCAAGCACTCTTTTACTATACAAAGCAAACGAGTGGGCTATGTGCGTACAGGGATCTACTTCTCGATCACTATCGGCTGAGAGTGAAGAGAGTAGAAACTGTACCGTTTAGCCGGCATATGGGTTTTGAACCTGGGTGTCATTCATATCCTCGCGGGGTGGATAATTACCCTGCAGAGAGATGGATGTCACCTTTTCCAAACTTAGACATTCGGCACGGTCATAACTTAACACCGTCCAGGTGGCGTCAGGAAGAATTTCGAAATAAGGACGCATGCTTGGGATGGAAGATGGTCGATGCTGTGCCTGGGTGGGGTGTTACTAAGAATAGATTCTGGGATTTTCTTGCAGAGTTAAACAGCGGAAATGACCCGAAGCTGAACCGAACGTAGTATGATGCCAGAATTGTGGGTGAAAGGACACTTAGCAATATGACAGGACAGCATGAGGATACGAATGGATGGGTAGAGTGGAAAAACTATGTGCTGGAAGGATTGAAGTCTAATAACACTAAGATGGACGAGCTTCTCGACAAAGTCAACCGTGTGGAGATCGAGCTTAGTGCGATTAAGATTAAATCCAGCATCTTCAGTACCATAGGAGGGTTCTTTGGCGGTGTTGTAACTGTAATCGGATCATTCTTTTTTGGCGGAGGTAGCCGTAAATGATAGTTTCGCAGGAGTTAAAATGGCTCTATAAGGAGCTATGGGCTTGGCGAGCTTTTGGGCTTTTAATCTTGATTCTCTTTTCTTCTTTCGAGACTTTAAAATGGTTGGATGAGAGTAATCACTTTAAAGTCACAGAATCTTATCAGGCATCTGCTCTAGAAAAGCGGGATCGAGAGATTTCACTTTTAAATAAAAACTGGTCCGGAGTCGAAAAGGTAGACTCGAATATTATGAAAGTGAATGAGAATATTTATGGGTGTTTGAGGTGTCACGCTCATCCTCCAGCGCTTCTTAAAGCGTGGAATGAAACAAAGAGTGTCGTTCCACCACAGTCTTTGCAGTCTCCACAATCTCTACACGCTCAGCGGAAGTAGAGTAGTTTAAAGTGGAACTGTAAAAGATAGGGGGCTGCCGGCGCAGTTAAGCTGCTACCAAGTGTTCGGCGCATTTGGTTCTCCACCGGCAGTTTCCTTTTTTCTTTTTCCCCTTTCATTTCAGAAACAGAAACAGAAACAGAAACAGTTAAGTAAAAAGAGTTTAGGTTAGAAAAAAGCTGAAGTGATTTTTAAATACTCAAAAAGAATAGGATCTAAATTATGCTCGATCAAGAGGCTCTTCGATTTATCAGAGACCATTACGGAGATTTCATCGTTAAAGCAGCGGGACTGTGGCGCGTTCGTGCTTCTGTTGTCGCAGGTATTATGATGCGGGAGACACAGGGAGGTCTATCTCCTCTCCTATCTATCCCTGGCCCAGGTGGTAAGGGTGATAAGGATAAGAATGGAATATACCACGGGCATGGACTTATGCAAATTGATAATAGGTCTTTTCCCGCGTTCTGCCAGGGTTTTAGCTGGAGTAGTCCAGAGGCAAATATTAACTTTGGGACAGAGGTCTTTTATAGAAAGACTCGTTTCTTTGCTCGGAGGCTCGACCATCTTCAGCTTTTACCTAACTGGAATGCGGAGAGGTTAGGAATAGCTTCATATAACGCGGGGGAGGGGAATATCCTACGAGCGGTGAATAAGGGCGTAGACCCCGATTTATTTACTGCCAGACACAATTACTCGGCCAAAGTTTTGGAGTACGCTTCTTTGTACGAGGGGCTGGCAAATAACGCCCCTAAAGCCGTTTAAACGGCCCTTTTCGGCCAAAAACCCCTCTATAAAAGAGGATTCCACTTTTAGTCTGTAAAACAAAAAGAAAAGGAGAATGTTTATGGATTATAAGAATAAGCTTTGGATGTTCTTTATTGCAGCGGCACTTCTCACGCTCCTTATGAAATGCGTTAAGTATGTGTTTCACAATAAGGATGAGGGGAGTATAGGCAGGAAGAAGAGAGAGCTTCTGGCGGAATGGTTCTTCGAGGCAAGTTCAGAAAACGCGGTTTCTTGGGTAGCTACAGTTGGAGTTGTATGGTGCTGTGGCTTTCTTTTAATTGAGAAAACAGACCTCCTTCACTCTGTCTTCGGTGAATGGATTAAATACTTTCCACTATCTTGTCCAATTGCTGCACTCTTCGGGAGTCTTTCAGAGTTAGGTGCTCCTGATCTCGCTAAGAAGATTCTTGGGAAATTAACGTCTCTTAAGCTCGGAGACTAGCCGGAAAAGAAAAACGAAATGGAGAATACAAATGATAGAATCTATGATCCTGTGGCTTGCAACGAGACTCAAAATATCGACGATACTCGTGAAGTTGTTGTTAGTAGGCGTCGCTGGCGCGGGGATCTACTTTGCAATTCAAAGTTACAAAAATCACATTATCGACGAGACCGTGATAAAGACTACCGTAAAGATCAGCAAGAAGATAGCCGCCGAAAAGGAGAAGGAAATTTCAGCGGAAAGGGAAAAGAACAGGAAAGAGGAAGAAAAACTTTTGCAGAACACAAAGCTTTTTGAGGAACAGAAACTGTCCTTCGAGATAGAAAGAAGTGCCTTTAATGGGAGCTTAAAGAAGGCTATTGAGACTGCAGAAAAAACACGGGAGCTTCGATATGTGCAAATTGAAGGAGAGGTTGGTAATATTCCTGGTGATAAGCTGGATGACAGTATTAGGGGGCTACTCTCAAG